GAAGGACCATAAATTCTTTGACTCTTTGTAGTTACTGCAATACCGGGAAGATTTGATATTTCACAAAACAATGAAACTAATCTAGCATTTTCTTTTTTTGTAGCAAACTTACCAATATCACCCACTGTTCCAACATTCATGATAGTACCGGGAGGTGTAAGTATTATTTCAAATCTATTTGGTCTTGCAAGATTTCTTGATTTTACTTCTTGCGTAAAATTTGAAAGACTAAACACCGATTTTGTTTCTGCCATTATAGACCTTTAGTTTTTGGAGACATTTTATTTACCGTGTCTCTCCAAATATTTGTTTTATTTGAACCTACAAATTGTTCAATTGGTAATTGAGATGCGGTAATCCAATCATCGTATTCTATTTTATGGAATCTTGATTGTACATGATTATTGAGATAATGTTTAACGGCCATTTTTGCCGGTTCTAATCTTGATATAGAATTTAATAATTTCCAAGATAATCTAACACGAGTATCCGTCGAATTATTTATAGTATAATCTGATAGTATTTTGAGTATTCTAAATCGTAACATATATGGCAGATAATGCAAATTTATACCATAAAATCCATCTGGTACTTTTCTAAAGGGTAATACTAGCGGCAATTTATCGTAGTATGGCAAAGTATCCTTATGTTTTGGATTATAATAAAACAAATACATTCCTCCTGGCAATAAATTTGATACCAAAGGAGTTTCTCGAATAACTTTATTTGTAGTTTGATTTATTGAGGCATTTCTCATTAAACTTGTAACTTGTTTTCGATACCATTGATATGATTGCTCTTGACCAGCGGCAGTCAATCTTATATCTTCAAACGGATTAATAGTTGCCATTTATTTTTTTATTCCTAAATCTTTTTCGGTTAGAATTATGAATTTCATATTCCTATCTTTGCAGAACTCAAATGCTGCTTTCCATTTTGCGTCATTAACCCCATATTGAAATACCTCATCTATAAATCTTTTAGTTTTTCTTTCTGGTATTTCTGGAGGTTTTGTGAATCTTTCGGGTTTTATTTCTACCAAATATTTTTCAATTAAATTTGATGTTGTTTTAACTTTTATATAAAAATCTACAAAATATCTATGAATTCGTTTGTCAACGGGCGAAACATATGGAATAATTACTGTTTCAGAACCCCATTCAATTACAGATTTGCTGGAATCGCACCATTTCATGAACCGCAGTTCCCATAATGATCGGTATACTATACTAGTAATATCGCCCTTGTATTTTTCAACATTATTTACCCTATATTTGCCCTTGTAGGTTTTGGTGTACATAACTTATATAAATAATTAATAATTTATATATTTATAGTTAAAATACCGGACAAAAACACATGGCAGAAATAAAACAAAAAGACTATAACGTGAAGGCGTTCAGTTATCCTGGTGGTCTAGGAGCAACTCCAGATTTTCTACACTATGTTCAATTTTTTATAAATGTTCGAGAGGGTTCTCGATTTCAAAATAAAATAAATACTAGTGTTACCCCAGTTAGTACAAGAAAAGATAGTACTAAGTATGATACTTTAGGGGCTATTGGAAGAGCAGCCGCAGTTGGGGCTGTGGTAGCCGGTATCGCCGCCACCGCGGGTGCTGCAAATAATATTGGCAAAGGTGGCGGGGCTGCTGCAAAAGCCGCAGTCGGGAGTGCTTTAAAAGTTGGTATGGCAACCGGTGCAGGAATTGCTTTAACAGAATTAGCTATTGATATTGGCAGTGATTTAAAACCAAAAACAAAATTGAGATTAGCCGATGTTATATCTTTAGCTATGCAAGAAAAACCAGTTGTTTCATATGGTGTAAATTATCAAGATAAAGATATGGGTATTCTTGGTGGATTTTTAACAGATGATTCTGTATCTGGGCCGAATCTTGGTTCGGTTACTCAATCTGCACTAATACAAGCAGCAAAAATACCATCATTGTTGCCTGGTTTTGGACAAGCATCTCCTGCAGATATTGTTCAATTGGGGGCAAAGGCAAAAACAAATCCTTTTAGAGAAGTATTTTTTGAAGGTATAGATTATAGAAAATTTAATTTTAGATATAAATTTATGCCAAGAACTCTTAGTGAATCAAAAATTGTTTTAGATATAATTACTACATTTAAACAACATATGCATCCCGAACTTGCACAAAATGGTTATTTTTATGTATATCCTTCTGAGTTTGAAATAATGTACTGTTATGGAAAAGAAGAAAATGCATATTTTAATAAAATTGCACAGTGTGCATTAACAGACATGTCTGTAGAATATGGCGGAGAACAATTTTCAAGTTTTAATAATGGTGCCCCAACAGAAATAAATCTAACCTTAAGTTTTAGAGAATTAGAATTAATTACTAAGAACTCTATATTGGAACAAGGATATTAAATGTTTTTTGAAAAATTTCCTTTATTGCAATATACGTTAGATGACGGTAAAAGTTTTCAACTAGTGCCGGATATACTTAGACGTATTGCTCTCGCAGATAAATTAAAACAAACAGGTCCATATTTTGAAGAATATGATATAAAAGATGGCGAAACTCCTGAAATAGTTGCTGAAATTAAATACGGAAATTCTCAATTGCATTGGATAATTCTAATGGCTAATAATATAATTGATCCAAGATTTGATTGGCATTTAAGTTATTATAATCTTATAGAATATTGCAAAGGTAAATACGGCGCAGCAAATATTAATAAATTACATCATTATGTGAACAAACAGGAATATATTGTAAATGGATATCGATCAATGCGCGAAGATTCCACATTTTCAAATCCCGGAACTATTGAATTGGAACAATCAAATCAAAATATACAAGTTAATTTAGTTTTACAAAGTTTTCAAACAGGTAAATTATTTCCTGTATCAAATCTTATGTATGAGGATGCCGAAAACGAGAAACGAAGAAGAATTAATATTATTAGGCCGCAACTTGTTTCAACTATAGAAACAAGTTTTAACTCATTAATTATCTCATGACTGCTGTTTCACAAAATTTATTATATGAGGCAGGTGATATACGAATTAATAGTTTGATATTAAAATCAACAAATTTTTATGTGTCCTTAGAAGATTACTTAGTAGAATTAAACATATATGAAAATATATTTAATAATACTTTATCTGGCGATATTGTTATTTCAGACAGTAGAAATATAATATCACTTGGACCTATTATAGGAGAAGAATATCTTATAGTAGATGTTGTTACTCCAAGTTTAACAGATGGGATTAAAAAAACTTTTAGGATAACATCTATAGAAAATAGAACAGTAATACGAGACCAAAATACTCAAATTTATACATTAAAATTTACATCAATAGAAACAATTATAGATTCACTATTGCCTCTATTTAATTCTTATTCTGGAGACGTATCAGAAATAGTTAGTAAAATATTTACTGATAATATTTCAACTGAAAGAAATTTAGTATTAGATAATAACGATTCAAATAAATTAATTATATCTCCAGAAAAATCTCAATTAAGGATACTTGGAGGGGGGACTTCTAATAAAGTAAAATTTGTTAGTCCCGGTTGGAGTCCCTTTGATTCTATTAATTGGTTAGCGCAAAAAGCAATACCAAGTACAGGAAAAGCTTGTAGTTTTTTATTCTGGGAAACATCAAGAGCATTTTATTTTGGAAGTGTTGAAGAATTGTTTAGTTTAAATCAATCAATTGGCAATTATAATTATGCAGCAACTGCAGTATATAAAGGAACAGATGATGTAAATGAAAAAATGACTTTAATACAAGAAATAAATATTTTAAATAGTATTGATCATTTATCAAGTTTAGAAAATGGATATTTTGCCAGCCAATTAATTGAATTGGATTTAATTAATAAAAAAATAACTGCTACAGATTATAGTCATTCGGATAAATTTTTAGATTATACCCATGCTGTTACAGAAAAAAATAATATATCTCCACTATTTAATAATACAAATTTAATTTATAATTCAAATACCCATAAAAGAGTTTATCCAAAACAACCAGGATTATATTCAAAATTTACAAATAATTATAATGAGAGAATGGGAGAAATATATGGTAACAGAAAATCAAATATATTAGATTTAAATTCTCTTAAATTAAATATTTTAATACATGGTAGAACCGATATTGAAGTAGGTCGAACAATCTATATAAAATTTCCAGATATTTCACCTGTATCCGTAAAAGATTTATCTAGGGAAAATTTAGATAAAAGATATGCAGGCACATATCTAATAACCGCAATACGTCATAAAATAAATGCATTTAAACATCTGTCATCTCTTGAAGTTATTAGAGACTCAGAACCAATTAAAATAAATTGAATTAAAATAATATGAGAAATATATACGGAAATCCAACTTTTATTTGGTGGGTTGGGGTAGTTGAAGATAGGCAAGATCCTGAAAAATTAGGTCGTTGCAAAGTTAGGGTTGTTGGATACCATACTTCAGATATAAAAATACTGCCTAAGGAAAATTTGCCATGGGCATTACCAATGACTCCTATAACTTCAGCTAGTACATCCGGAGTAGGAGTAGCACCGTTGGGCCCTGTAGAAGGAACTTGGGTAGTTGGTTGGTTTTTAGATGGTGAGGAAAAACAACAACCTATAATGATGGGCACTTTAACTGGATATCCAGAAATATCAAATATATCTAATACAAATCCAAACAATCCCGATGCACATCCAACTGGCCCTTTAAATGATCCAAGATTGGCAGCACAAAGAGGATTCAAAGATCCAAACGGAGTATATCCAAAAAAAGAATATCAAGGCAAACAAGATACAAATAAATTAGCTACTGGCGATAAATCTCATGCATATTTTTCAGTAAAATCTAAAAATAGAAAAACAG